ATGGTAGACCCAAGCGCGAGGTAAGAGAGTTTCAAGTATATTTGCAAAAAGTAAAAAACGGTGAATCCACCGTTGTAGATGCTTGTAAAGAGTTGGGCATAAGTAGGACGCAATGGTATAGGTTGATTAAGGAGGTTGCATAGTGTTTAAGCCAAATTTTAAGGAAGTTCCTCGTGGTGAGCTAATTAGGGAAAACGAAACAATTAAGCTCTTTTCGGTGTTTGATTTTAATGGCGGTGCGGAGGAACTGTTCTCGTTCCTTTTAGGGTGCAAGAAATTGAACTGTACTGTTGTGTTTGAGAATGAAGGAATAACAATTAATCCGAATAATGATGGTGCCACAGAGCAAAACCTTTTATTGTTGTTTTACGCCATGATTGCTAAAGAACCTAAAATTGCAAATGATTATATTAGATATTTGTCAAATAAGCATTTGAACAGAACCGCCTAAAATTCCCCCGCAAAAACAAAAAGACGGCTTAATAACCGTCGTGGATGCTTGTGCGGAATTGGGGATAAGCAGGACGCAGTGGTATAGATTGGTGAAAGAGATATAAAGCAGTGTGGCATGATGCTATTTTGAAAGGAGGGTAAAAATGTTTTATGACAACGAGCAAAGTATCTTCTGCATACCGGGATGCTTAACTTTCGCATCCGAAATAACAAGGTTTTTATGGTGGGATATTGAAAAACAAACGTATCCTAAGCGGAAAACAACAATAAAGTTAAGACGCAAAGCGTAACAGTACACCATTGAGCGCCCCGAGCGCCTTTCCTACAACGATTGAAGGAGGGCGCTTATTTTTATGCCTAATTATGAAGATTTACTTGCAAGGATAAAGGCGGTTATCGAGAAAAGCGGTGAGTTTGAGGCTTATCAGGATTACTTTGACACGCTTCGTCTGCTCGGGAAAGAGGATAAAAAGAAGTCGTTTGAGCACAATCTATGGCTTCGCAAAGAAACGGCAAGGCTTGTCCGCGAGAGCAAAGATCCGGAAACGATTATAAAATTTTTCGAGCTAAACAAAAAGACGTATTTGTACATGGCGCAAGACGATTTTGACTCGTATTGCATTTATTTAGAGTGGAACCGGGAGCCGCATAAGAGGTTTTACCTACCGCGCAGGAAGGTGCTCTATCCGCTCGTGCGGGATTTACAGGATTTAGCAGATGGGAAGATAGACTTTCTTGGCGTTTCTATGCCTCCGAGAACAGGAAAATCCACTCTATGTATTTTCTTTATGACGTGGCTTATGGGCAAGAATCCTGACACCGCGAATGTCATGTCCGGCCACAGCGACAAACTGACTGACGGTTTCTACCGCGAGGTTCTAACTATTCTGACCGACAATGAAACTTATTTGTGGGCTGATGTATTCCCTACAGTGCGCTTGGTCGAAACGTCGGCAAAAAACGAAACGATAGACTTGAACCGCAAGAAGCGGTTTCCGACGTTTACGGCGCGTTCTATTGGCGGTACGCTAACTGGTGCGGTCGAAATAGGCGAAGGCGGATGTTTGTATGTGGATGACTTAATCGAGGACTTGGAGGAAAGTCTTAACCCCGACCGTTTGCAGGCGAAATATGACGCGTATCTGAACCAGTTAAAAGACCGCAAGAAGGAAGGCGCGAAAGAACTGATGGTTGGTACGCGTTGGAATGTGCTTGATCCGCTTGGGCGCGTACAACAACAGTACGCAGATAATCCGCGCTATAGGTTTAGGGTGATCCCCGCGCTGAACGAGAAAGGCGAGAGCAATTTCGTTTACGATTATGGCTTGGGATTTTCCACGGAGTATTTTTTGGACATGAAGGCGAGCCTTGACGATGCCACGTGGTGCGCCAAGTACATGGGCAGACCGTATGTACGCGAAGGCTTGTTGTTTCCTGCTGACGAGCTAAGGTATTATAATGGCACCCTGCCTGATGGTGAGCCTTATAAGGTTGCGGTGTGCGACGTTGCTTGGGGCGGCGGAGATAGCCTTGCGATGGTGTTTGCATATGTTTATGGCAATGACGTTTACATACACGATGTGATTTTCAATAAGGGCGACAAGACGGTGACACAGCCAGTTATAATTGGGCGAGTCAAGCAGTTGATGCCGAACAAGATACGGTTTGAGGCTAACAATGGCGGCGGAGAATACGCAGATGCAATTAACGAAAAATTGCGAAGCGACGGAGTGCACATAAACATTATCGCACGCAAAGCTCCAAACAACCAAAGCAAAATGGGGCGCATTATTCAGTTCGCGCCGGATATAAAGAAGTTCTACTTTCGCGATGCCAAGAACCGTTCGCAGGAATATCAGGCTTTTATGGATGAATTAACGATGTTTTCGCAGGCTGGCAAGAACGCACATGATGATGCTCCTGACAGCTTAGCTATGCTTGCCGATGAATTATATCATGGACCAGCGCGAGTTGAGGTTGCCACTCGACCGTGGTAAACCACAATATATGGTGGTGTTCACAGTTTGTTAAACACAATATATTGTATTTTTTAACATTTTTATGATACAATTATATATAATGGAAGATTTATAAATAGGAGGGGCAAATTGAGGGTAATTATAAGAGAATATCCGAGAGATTTGCCCTATCTTACGCTGTATCCCATCGCGGATGTGCATTGGGGTGCGGCAGAGTGCATGGAACGAGAGTTCCAGGAATATCTCAAGCGTATTGAAAAAGACCCATACGCAGCGGTCTTGCTTGCTGGAGATTTAATTAATAATGGCATAAAGTCGTCTAAAACAGACGTTTATAAAGAAAAATATACGCCGGACAAGCAGAAAGAAATGATGATTGATCTGCTTGAGCCGATTAAGGATAAGATTATTGCGGGAGTTAGTGGTAATCACTGCTATCGCACTGTTAAAGAGTCGTGTCAAGATGTCATGAAAGATATCTTCATGGCACTTCAAATAAAAGACAGATACGAACCAGATGCGGCTTTCGTTAAAATTTCGCTGGGCGAGAAATCGAATAAAAAGCCTGCTACATACATGATTTATCTTACGCATGGTTCTGGTGGCGGCTCGACGATTGGCGCTGGACTGACAAAGCAAGACGGATATCACCTTGCGATTGAAGGTGTGGACATTTCAATCAGTGGACATACTCATAAGCCTGCAAAAGTGCCATCTGCAAGGTTAATCTTTGACCCGAGAAACAACAAGATAATCCGCAGTAATACCCTGTTGTTTGTATGTACCGCATGGCTGGAGTATGGCGATTATTCCGTGCGAGGACAAATGAAGCCTACGGCATTTTATCCTGACACAATTACTCTTTACGGCGATCGCAAAGAGTGGAAATGATTGATATTACCGCAAAAGCGGTTAACATACCAAATCCGAAGCTGGCAAACATGTATTGGTTCGCATGAGTGGGTAGAACGCCGCAGTGGATGGCTCAGGGGAGGGGGAGCGCGGCGTAGACGATGTTTGTTGCGCGCGCCGGGGTTTTACTCCTTTTACCCGGTGCGATTAACTATGATTGGGGATACTGAATGAGTGTATTGCTTGGGCAATCGAGAATATCGTTTGGGCGCAAGAAGATATTTACTGACGAGCCTGTAATAACGCCCGATAATGTTATACAGGTATTGAGAGATGCGATCACCGAGCATATGGGCAATCGGGCAGACATTGATTACTTGTATCGCTATTATCGCGGTGAACAGCCCATCCTGCGTCGTCAGAAAGATAGGCGGCCTGAAATTTGCAATAAGATAATTGAGAATCGAGCAAACGAGATAGTTACATTTAAGACCGGATATCTCTGTGGGGAGCCAATACAGTATGTGAGTCGCGGTAGCACGGAAGGTGTGTCTGAGGATATAAGCAGACTCAATGACGCTATGCTACTGTGTGGCAAACCCGCTCGAGATAAAGAATTAGCCGAGTGGATGTACATATGTGGTACAGGCTATCGCATGGTGCTTTCCAACACGGAAATAATCAATACTCGGATAGTGCCCAGTTTGAGCAAGGGGCAATCCGTTGATGATCTCGATGATGCCCCATTTGAAATATATACGCTCGACCCTCGCAACACTTTTGTGGTATATCATTCAGATGTTAGTGAAAAGCCTCTCATGGCTGTGAAATTTGTCGAGCGCAAGGATAACACAAAAGTTTATAGTGTATATACAGAAGAATATTACTTTGAAATCAATGACAATCACGGAATACATACGTTATCCCTTGAAAACATTAAAAAGCGATCGATCCCGATTATCCCTATTATCGAATATCCTCTTAACAATGCACGGCTTGGCGCGTTTGAGAGCGTCCTGTCGATTTTGGATGCTATAAATACCGTCCAATCTAATCGTGTAGACGGAGTAGAACAATTCATACAAAGTTTGCTGGTTTTATATAATGCGGATATTTCTGAAGAAGATGCCAAAGCGATTAGAGAAGCCGGTTTAATTAAACTCAAGAGTTTTGGGGATAACAAAGCCGATATAAAAGTTATCGCCGAACAGCTCGATCAACAACAGACTCAGACGCTTGTTGATTATATGTATCAGACGGTGCTTAATATCGTTGGTATGCCTAACCGTAATGGCGGGCGAAGCACAAGCGATACAGGCTCGGCAGTTATTATGCGCGATGGTTGGGAATCCGCTGAGGCAAGAGCTAAGTCGGACGAGCTTATGTTCAAAGAGTCCGAACGCAAGATGTTAAAGCTGGTACTTGCAATCATGCGTGGCACAGTGGGCACTTCGCTTAAACTGTCCGATATTGAGATTAAATTCACCAGACGCAATTATGAGAATTTACTGAGCAAGTCACAGGTGTTTGCGACACTGCTCAAGACAGAATATTGCTCGCTTGAAGAAGCATATGCGATTAGTGGCATTTCGCCAGACCCCGCCGATTCTGCAAAACGCGGTGAGGAATGGTACAAGAAAGTTAAGGCGGAACAGGCAGTTCCGATAAATGGAAAGCTAAAGGAAGGCGATGCGTTTGCTTGAGTTTAGATGCGCCAAGTGCGGTAAGTTGCTTGGCAGAATAGATGGCGGCGCAGAGATAAAATGCCCGCGATGTAGAGATTTAAATATTATAAAAAAGCCCCGCGAAATCCGCGAGGTTAAAAATTACAGAGCGTCACAGAACGCCGATAAGCCTAAAAAATAGGTTTATTGGCGTTTTTTCTTTTTCCGCCAGAGAAGGCGGTATATAAATTTCGCGCAACAGGCAGAGAAGCCTAAAATCACAAAACATAGTGGGAGATCACTTAAAAGCGCAAGGAGTAATTAAGTATGAAAATTGATTTTACCAAAATAGAGGGTTATCGTGAAGATATGTCCGCCGAAGAAAAACTGGCGTTGCTTGAGAAATGGGAACCTGATGGTTGGGTTAAGAAAGAAGTGTTCGATAGAACCGCATCGGAACTTGCTGAGTATAAACGCAAGTTGAAAGAAAAAATGTCGGAAGAAGAACGCAAAGAAGCAGAACGCCAAGAGGCCGAAGCGGCACTTAAAGCTGAGCTTGAATCGCTTAGAAAAGAAGTCGCAATAACCAAAAACAAGGCGAAGTTCCTGTCGCTTGGATATGATGAAAAACTGGCAGAAGATACTGCTCGTGCAATGGCAGATGGTGATTTTGAGAAAGTGTTCGCTAATCAGGCAATTCATCTTGAAAACGTAAAGAAAGCTGCTGTTGCCGCTGCGTTAGCGAACGATCCCAAACCGCCTGCCGGTAGTACATCAACGAACATAACAAAAGAACAGTTTGCGAAGTTATCATTGCAGGAAAAACAGAAGCTCGCAACTGAAAAACCGGAAGTTTATGCGGCATTTTATAAGGAGGATTAATTAATGGATCTTAACCATAATCATACAATTTACGACAATTTTGTTCTGGCAAATGAAATTGAGGATCAGTATAATTCTAGACTTAACTTGCAGCGTTTTTGTACCATAGATAACAGTTTGGTTGGCGTAGCAGGCGACAAGAAAATCGTTCACGTTTATAAAGCTACAAATGGTACTGAAAAGCTGAAAATGGGTGAAGGCAACACCAAGAATATTGAAGTAAGCTATTCGCCCGAAGAATATGTAATTCAGCTTGCGCAGAACAGATTCTGCTATTATGACGAAGAAGTCATGAAAGACCCGATGGTTGTTCAGGTTGGACTTAACCATGCGGCGGTCGATATGTTTAACACTGTCAATGCTGACATATTCGCGGAGTTTAACAAAGCTACTCTTGCGGTTTATACGGGTGGCAATGACAAACAGATAGATTTCGGTTCGTTTGTAGACGCAGTTGCACTGCTGGACATTGAAGAACTTGAGGGCGTAGAGATATTTGGTTTTGTAAGTCCGGCTGATATGGCTGCGCTGAGAAAAACCCTCAAAGAAGATCTGAAATATGTCGAGTCCTTTGTACGTACAGGCTATGTGGGCACTGTTGCAGGAGTCAATCTTTATACAAAGAAAGATGCCGATACCGGCACAATTGTGATTGGCACCCGCGAAGCCGTAACGCTGTTTAACAAGAAGGGTGTTGAAGTCGAGCAGGAGCGCGATGCTAATGTTCGTCTGAACAAAGTTTACTCGCGCAAGTATTATCTTGCGGCGCTTACCGACGCAACGAAGGCAGTTAAAATTATTCGTGGCGCCGAACCCGAACCTGAAACCTAATTATCAAAGTACATAATGGGAGGTACACAGCATGACAACCGCTGAAAAGTTAGAGCATGTAAAAACATTACTTAAAATCACAGATACAACGTATGATGCGGAACTGACTGCGTACCTCTCTTTTGCCAAAGACGAGATTATCTCTTGGCTGTATTCCGGAAAACCACCGGATAATTTATCTGATGTGCCCGCGCAGTATGAGTCAACACAAATTATGGCGGTCATTGCCGGATTTTCGCAAAGCGGAGCGGAAGGACAGCTTGCGCACAGCGAAAATGGTATAAGTCGGACATGGAAATACGAGGACATGGTAGCTTACATTCGTAGCCATGTTTGTGCGTATGTACAGGTGATCTAAATGCGGACGCTGAATCGCAACACACAGCCAA